GTCCACATACTTGGCCCTCAAAAGGCTCTCGCCAATGCTCAAGTTCACAGCCACTATATACTAGCATATCACCAACTTCAAGCAAGACTTTAGTTCCTTCTGGAGCGTTGGGTTTATGTATATTTTTATACTCATCAATAACAGTATCGGCACCTGTACCATCTATAAAGATTGGCCATGGATCACCTCCTAAATTTAATGTTGTAGATATCTCACAAGAAGGTCTATCTTTGTGTCTTTTAAGTATGTCTCCATTCTTATATAATCTAGCATAAGAATAGGTTGGCACCAAATCAAGTCCAGTTTCTTTAGCCATAACAGGCAACATTTTTACTAATAAAGTTTCCATAACTTGATCTGCATAATGAGAATATGTATTTGGAATTTGTTGATCTGACCAAGTACCTAACATTCCATTGTCATAGGTAATATTATTCTTGTACATAAAATCTACTGCATCTCGTTTGAGAAGAAAATAGTTAAATACAAAGTTAGCTAATTCATAGCTTACTGCACCTTTAATTACTTGATATTTATTGAAAGCCATCTTGTATAAAATTAAAACTTACTGATATTCTTATATCATTTGATTCATTAGGTTCAACACAATGCCACAACCATGCTGGAAACATTATTATTCTACCTTCAATGGTATCTAAATGAACTTCTCTCCATAAATGTTTTGGTGGTTGACCTGGTCTTCTTGCAGGCATGTTTGTTTGTATTCCTGGTCTTGGATCATTAAAAACTATTTTACCACAATTAGGTGGCGTCTTTACATAATACACACCACTATATAAAGTGTTAGGGTGTATGTGTGGTCTGTTATACCCACCAGGATAATTTATGTTTGCCCACATATTACCAAGTTTTGGTTGCCTATCCAACCATTCCTCTTTGTATATTTGATGTTGCATTTTAAACAATTCGTCTACCAATAATTTAAATTGTGGCATTTCATGCATATTAGTTCGACTATGCCAACCATTCATATTTGTTTTTTTAATACCTTTGTCTTGCTTAGACCAAGCAACAATATCATTAGCTAGTTGTTGATTATCTAGTTTGACATCTTCAGCAAATATAAGAGTTGGAAAAAATCCTTCAGCAATCATCTAAAAGGTTTACCTCCAAACCAAACAACAAGTGATTGTCTAACACCACGTTTAACAACATTAACTCTATGATTTAAAAACGATGCAAATATAATTGCATGACCTTGTTTAAGTTCTGCAAACTTACCTGGTGCCATTAATTCTAAATCTCCACCTTCAAACTCTGATGGATCGTTAAGTAGTAATGTCATTGATATTTTTCTTACAGGTGGTTCGTGTTGCATGTTTACATCACAATCCATATGCCAATCATAAAATCCTCCTTCAGGATATTCTGTAAACTGCGCATTTTCTGTGATTTGTATATCTCCAAAACCAAAATGATTTTCATTTGCTTTTTGTATAAAATTATTAAGATCACGATACATGTGACCCATTTCTTTAAATGGTATCCAACTAATTGTAGTTAATCTTTTTTTTGTGTCTGTTCCACCACCTGGTTTGTTCATACCTACTTGTGCTTGTTGTGGTGGTTGTTTTCTACCTGATTCAATAATCTGTCTACATTGATCGGGTGTAAACAATGGTGAGGTAGTTTGCACTATCCAACTTTTCCATTTAGGTTCTGTAATGTGTCTATTTTCGTACATTAATTTACTCCTCTATTTCTAATTGGGTCATACTCCACATCCATATTTGCAGCAAGTGTTCTTCTAAATCCTGGTCCGTTAAAAGGATAAACGCAATGTCTCATGTCATATGGAAATATATAAAAGTCTCTTTCTTTAATGTTTGGTTGATAATCTACATTTGCAAAATGTCCACTAGCTGAACCTAGTATTTGTAATCTACCATTTTGTGGTGCATCTGGCGATGAGTATTCTACACCATAAGACTCTGGTAATTTTAAAATCATAACAGATGATAAACCTGTAAACAATGATCCTTGATGTACGTGTACGGGATTGTATTCATGTTGAAACATAGTATTAACCCAAATAGAATTTAAATGTAAATTATATTCTTTTGTTTTATTCCAATCTAAATAATGTCTGAACTTTGATTCAAACCAATTTAATACATTACCAGGTAAATGATTATGTTTAGTCATTTTAGGACTATCTTTACCATTATAAAATAAACTGTGTTCTTTTTCTATTTTACCTACTAATTGTTTATTAGCTGGTTTTAATTCTGGATATTTTGTTTCGTAAATATGATTAATAATTTGATATACATCAAGAGGCACTTGATATTTTAATACTGATTGACCTAAAAATACAAAATTAAAATCTGATGTGTCCATATTTCTGTCTAATCCTTTCTGGGATCTTCTCTATATAAGGGTTATATACTTTTCTAACTGGTCCATCAAATAGTTTGTGCATATTACTACCAACTATTTTATCATCGTAAGATAAACCATTTACATTGACTTGATCTAAATTATTAAATCTGTGATAAAAATAAGGCTCTTCTATAAACTCATATATTTTTCTAAACTCTTGTTCTGGTTGTGCAACCAAATCATCATACTTTACAAAATGACAAATATTAGGATAATTGTATGCATTTTTTATAGCTTCTAAATCTTTAGCAACCGCGCCTTCTTTATTCATTATCATTGCAAGTTTTTCTTCATCATTTTTTAAATTATATCTATTAGGAAATGCATCAGGATTTTCTGTATACCATTGCATATAAGATGCTAACACATCCATCAAATCTCTAAGTAATACAATACATTTAAAAGGTCGTTTATAATGTTTCTGCATTAATTGAAAATTACCTAGTGTCATAACAGGACCTCTATCTATAATTATTCTTTGTGGCCAGTCTTTATAATAAGTATCAAACACAGAATCTAAAACATTATCTAAAGACTTATGATCTGGATAATTTAAAAATACATCTGTGTTTTTTAACAGAAACAAATCTTTCATTATCTCTAATGTAATAGAGTTTGGTGTAGCCGCTACACTAGGATTTTGATTCATAATACTTGCAAATAAAGTATTACCTGATCTAGGTTGTGCTACTAGAAATAAAAGTTTTTTATTTGTCTTTTGCTCCGAGGTCACTTGTCAATTGTTCTTTCTTGTTGTAAATCATCTCTCCTGATTTTTTAACTCTTTCTATTGTTTGTAATTGTCCTAGTAC